ATCTATAAACTCTACAAGATCTCCTTTTTTAAATTGAGATTTATCTACCGATGTTTTTAATAAAACCGATGCTCCATCAAAAGAATCAATACTGACAGAAGAGCTAGTGTTATAAATCCAAGAGTTTGCAAAAATTTCTTTATATGTTTTATTTTGCTCTGGATTTTTAACTAATGTGCCAACATTTTTAACAGTTATTATATCACCTTCACTAACAGAAATCGTTTTTGACTTTTGTACAAAATCAGATAAAACGCCTGTAAGTCTTAAGACAACCTTTTTTGAAATATCTCCATCTTCATATGAAAAATAAGTATCATCTGAATGAATATTATCGGTAGCAATAATATCACTGGTAACTCCAGAACATCCCAAAAACTGATTAATACTCTTATCAGAATATGTTATAATATTTGATCCAGAATATAATATTCCAGTTTGTCCAAATCCAATTGTAGAATCTACTGATATTACTGATGATCCTACACTCACACTCTCTAAAACTTTTGAACTGGGTGTAACTGCAAAATTTCCTTGAACACTACTATTGTCATCATATCCAACAAATAATCCAATCTTAAAATATTGTTTTTGATTTCTTGTAAATGCTTCAACAGATGATATTGATGCATTAGTGGCATCATCTGTTGTTTTTGTTAATGTTTGCCCAACTATTTTTAATGGATTTCCAGAAATTACTTCGGCAACACATATTTCTCTTCTGATAAATTGTGCATCAGATGGTTTAATCAGATAATTTTCAAGATTAATAATCTTTGGAGTCTCTCCATATAATACGTTGAATAAGATTCTAAATGAATCATCCGTTCCCTTTGTCTCATAAAAAGATCTTGCTTCTTTGATAAAGTTTCCGGCATTGATTCTTGAATCAAAAACTCTATCTTCGAATCCTGGAGTATATGTAAATTTCAGTTTTTTGTAGAATTCTTTTAGAAATAGTGAACTCAGATTCTGTATCTTTGCATTACTACTGTGAGATTCTGCGGTTGATGTGGAGAAGACTAACTCTTCTTCATTCAAATCCGTATGATAACTAGTAATACCTGAGAAACCCCGAACACAACCAGTAAAAGTGTTTGTTGTAATACCAGTATATGTTATAATCTCACTATCTATTTTTAAAAGACCATATTGATTGGGAAATCCTCTTGTGTTTGAAACAGTAATAGTAGTGTCACTTGCACTAATATTGGAGGAAAGTGTAGTAAATCCAACAACCACATCTGGGGTGAGGTTATCTACCTTTAAATATTCATCTAAATTTTCTACAATATCAACAGGTCCGCCTTGATATTCTTGAGAAATGTAATATTGCTTTAAAAAATCTACTGCCTTTGGACTTTCATCCAAGACAAATTCTGGTAACTGATTGGAAATTATGTCCTGAATCTTTACTCTAGATTCAATCCCAGTCTGTATCATACTACTCTCTGATTAAACTTCCGTTTGAATAACTTGATGTGTAAAAATCTCTGTTGAAAACAGTTCCAGATATTTCATCACCAGATGAAATAACATCTTTAATCATATTTATTTTGGTTTTTGACATATCAAAATTGAGATAAAGATCTCTCAAACCAACTACATCATTAGACTCTGGGAAAGCCTGTATTTCTATAACATTATTTGGTTTTACTGTAGAAACTATATTTACTGTTCCTAGGTTGATTTCACCCTTTACATAATCAACTGTCCCTGCAGACTTGGCAATAACTCTTACAGAACCATCCGGAATATTTTTAACAATTGATAAAATTCCCGTTTTCTTATCTGTATTTGGAACATCAGTCAAATAAACAATATCAGATTCACCAGATATTCTAAATCCGGTCGATTTAATATTTTTGCCTTCATCCGAAACATGGAATTGGTTACCAAAACACAACTCATATTGTGCAAACTGATTTAACAGTGCTACCAAGTTTCTTCTTATTTTAATTCTTGTAATATTCGATGTTACGGCAGTATCAGTATCATCAATAGTTCTTAAAACTTTACTGTATCTGAATCTACCACCAAACTTATTCAAATCACTTGATTGTGAATAACTTGTAAGTGAGTTGGATATTTTTGTTTTTAGATCATTTGCAGTTGATACCATAGAGTCATTATAATAAACAAATGAATCTGCCTCAACATATAATATTTTGAGATCGACTATTTTTTGATTAATACCAGAAATAGAATACTGTTTTAGTTTTGATAAAATCCTCGATTTATTAAAGTCGGATACTAAGAATCCATTCTTTGGTTTAATTGAAATTTGAACCGTACCAAAAGCAGGAGGGTCTAGTTCTTCACCACCAACAACTGATACTGATTCAGTATCTGGATAAATCGTTTTTATAATTGTTTCATAGTCACGTCCAGTAACTGCCCTATTCTGTGCAGAATAAATCCTGGGCGCAAAATACTTGATAGAATCTATGGTTTCAATTTCTGATCCATTCTGAGATGATTGTACTGTTGTAACAGTGAATGGTTGGGGTGAGACTGGATTACCATTACTATCAACTATTCTTCCGGAGAAAGAGAAGTTCCTGGATCCATTACCCTCCTTCCCATCTGTAACCAAATAGTTTACCGTAATAATTTCACCAGTTTCTAATTTTCTACCAATTAGTCCATCACCAAATAAGAGTTGATATTTTTCATCCTGAATTTCTTGAATCAAGTAAATATACGAAGATCCAGTTACATCAGTAATATTATTGATCAACTTATATTCTACACCTAATCCAGAATCTCCTTCTTTCTTTACATATACTTTAATCGTTGATGTATCAATAAAAGAGTTGTCAAGAATAAATCTCTGGTCAAGAGAAGAATCGACAACAAATTGTTTTGTGAGATATGTTCCTTGACTTACTTCAATATTTTCAAATGTTGCAGTTCTTTGGGTTGTAGGAACACCATCTATTGTAATGTCCGTTACTGTAGTTGATAACTGAATATCCTCTAAAATTGAAAATGTATATGACGTATCATTCGTATTTCCAACACAAGTAAGACCTCTTTTCAATACGAGTGTTGGTGTGGTTGTATTTCTTACACTCACTGTAAAGGTAACAGATGCCTTTGCAGCAGTTCTTGACTTTGGTACGTATCCAATGTTCCTTGCGAGGGATACAACGTTCTCACGGAGGGTTGCAGAGTCTAAGAAAGACTCATTTACAACCATATTGGAGTTGAATGCAGTGATATATGTGTTGTATGCAAGAGTATCGATCAATACGGAAAAATTAGAGCCCTCAAAATCAAATCCTGTAAAATCAGAATTAGCACGGAGATAACTCCGAATGGACTCTTTTATTTGATCGAAATCGAGATCTGTAAATTTTGTAAAAGGCATATTATCTTGTTGCCTCTAATAGGAACGAATATTCTTGTGTCGGAAACTCTTGTCCAATAATATCGAAAATCACTGTGACCTCAAATTCATTTTGATCTGGTCTCGGAAATACTTCAACCTGCAAATTATCAACTCTTGGTTCGAAATTTTCAATCGATATTTGAATTTGGTCACTGATTACTGATGCAGTACCAAAATCAACAAACTCAAATAGACTTCCTCTTACATCAGACCCAAATAATGGGTTAAAAAACTTTTCGGTAGGTATTGTTTGAACAATATTTCTCACAGATCTACGAATTGCCGCCTCATTTTTGAGAACTCGCAGATCATTTGTAATAGGATGGGGTTCAAATGATAAACTAATATCTTTGAATGCTCTAGATATCCTCCGATTTGCCATTTTGACTAGAGTTTTCTGACTTTATTTATACCCTCATTCATAAATTGGTTCGGTCCCGTACTCCCAATCATCATAATCCTCATCATTGCGAATTTTTTCGTGCAATTCTGCTTGTTTTTTGAAGTTATGACGTGGTGCATTGTCGTGCATGACCTCTGTTAGCACTCGTTTTGGTTTTTCTTGCATAGATCCATAGTCAGATACGAGTTTTGTAGTTCCCCACATCTCTCTCATATACTCATTATTTCTATCGACAGGTGAATTGCCCATTGTAGCTCCTGATTTACTGCGAAATCAGAACTTTTAGAGGGGTTGCTATCCCTATTTTTATTTATTTTCACTCTCCTCAGATGTTTCTTCACGTTCTTTTGCCGTTTTCCAGAAATATTCGTCCTCACGACCCATTCCAAGTCGATCATTTCCATTTTCAACTTGATAATATTGAGTTGAAACCTTAAAGTCTGGCATTTTTGGATCTACTGGTGTCAGACTATTATCAAAAATACGCAATCTGTTGTTTGGATAGAGAGCATACTGACCATTTTCAAGTTCAATCAGGTTATGTGACTTGTGTTCGGCAGGATTTTCACTGGTTGCCCAGTCAACATAGTCTGGATCATGATGATAGTTATCAATTGTACAAACATAAGTGCCCTTTACAACACCGTGGTCTCTTGTATAACATTCAAAATCCATACTTCCAATGAATTTTTTATCAATACTGATAACACCATAATCCATACAGTTCCAAAACTGTAGGTTTGGTAGATTCATATCGGGATCAGGTAGTTTGGGACGAGATAAAAACGCACTAATTGGCAACTTATCGTACATTGCCGCATACTCGGGCAAATATGTCTCAAAATAAAAAGCACGTCCAGGAATCGACTTTGCCGATACCCAGACGCCTTTAACAAATTCACCGTGCCCACTCTGATGGTCCGTAAGATATTCTTTACGAACCCATACTTCTTGTGATGGTAGATTGGTGATTAAACAACTCATTTATCCTTTACCTTGTCCTCGATACATTTTACGTTTTCCATTACGAGACGTGGCGGCATACTTTGTATTCTTGCCGGATCCTTGACGAGTTTTCTTCGGCTTACCGGGCATAAAGCCGTCTTTGTAAATACCAATCTTTGAACGAACTGCCATAATACTCCTTAAATTTCAAACATTTTTGTTTCAAGATCTTGAGGTCTTGGAGAACCTTTCTGATAATACTCTATCGAAAGGTCCTCCATAATATCAAAATACTCATCCTCCGTCAAGTTCTTATAAAGTATGTTTCCCTTATGGAGGATTGTATATTTTGTCTGACTCATCAGATAACCCTTGACTTTTCGTGACCAACTCTGATACGAGGATCGCACCAAATCTCAAATCCTGCTTCGATAGCATCGAGACAGAATGATACATCTTCTCCACACATATCCTGAACTTCTCCACTCTCAAAAATCTGCATCTTTGGTGCAAACCAAGGATATTTCATATCAGAGTGCTCAAAGACTCCGTGCTTGATTAGAACCCATCCGAAACCTGTATAGTCTACGGTGAATGGTTTCTTACGCTTGGAGATACTCTCAAGTGTTTCGTGGTTCATTACACCACCATTGTTACGGAAATCTTCCTCTTCCATCCAGTGTGCAACACTCGTGGTACGACCGTCTTCGGTACAATACCATCCACTGGCAATGTCCTGATCCATCAGAACCAACTGCCAGAACTTTTCTGTATTGAATACAATATCACTATCAATCCATAACTGATAATCATAGTGCAACTTTCCGTCCCAGGGAATCTGATCCGGTCCTCGCAGTACATTCGCACCTAAGCATTTGCATCTTGCAAAATTTACCATTGATGAATAATCTTGCGAGATCT